ACGGCGAAACCGATGTGGTGATCACAGTGCATTGGCGCCAGAACGCCACCGATGGCACATACAACGCCACTGTGTACGGGACTGTGGGCCTGACCTACACGCCGCGTTCCCCGTTCACGCCGTATGCTGACCTGACGCAGGATCAAGTTATTGGCTGGGTGCAGGGTGCGCTTGGCTTCGATCAGTGCGCGGAACTGGCGGCGAACCTTGATAAGCAGATCGAAGCGCAGATCAATCCGCCCGTAGTTTCCCCGCCGTTGCCTTGGTAATTAGATGTTTGGGTTACACTCATTCAGCGGTCAGTCGTTTAGTGATCCTGGCAAGGTTGTTTTCTATGCCCAGGCGGCTATTGACGCCTCTGCTACGGTTTCGCCTTCGGCTAATATAACGGCGGCTGGTGTAGCCCAAATTGATGGCGTCGCTGATCTGGCGGTTGCGGCCCAAAGGATACAGCAGGGTCAGGTCTCCATAAACGGGGTTGGCGATCTAGCTGCCACGGCCCAGCGTATCCAAAATGGGGCTATCGCTATTGACGGAGTGGCGAGTTTAACGGCTTCTGGTTTGGTGGTTTATATTGGTTCAGCGGCGATTGACGCCATTGGCTCACTTACAGCCACAGCCAACCGAGTTCAATTTGCTTCAGCCGCCATTGACGCATCTGGAACTATGGAGGTTTCCGCCATTCTGAAATGGTCACAGATACCGGATGGCACGGAAATATGGACCCAGGCGACTGATTCCGCTACAATATGGACGCCGGTTGCTACCGGGTCTGAGACATGGACAAGGGTGCAATAAATGGCTGATACCACCACCACCAACCTGGGGCTAACGAAGCCGGAAGTTGGGTCTTCTGCCGATAGCTGGGGCGGTAAGCTGAATACCGATTTGGATTTGGTGGACGCGGTATTTGCGGCGGCTGGTAGTGGAACTAGTGTGGGCGTAAATGTTGGTTCTGGCAAAACAATAACTGTTGCCGGAACAATGAATATGTCAGGCACTCAAAACGTCAGTGGAACATTGAAACTCAACGGTTCCACATCAGGCTCCATCACTTTCGCCGCTCCTTCTGTTGCGGGTACAAATACTCTCACTTTTCCAGCGGCTACCGCCAAAGTTGATGCCTTTCCATCTGGCACTGTGATGCTGTTCGCCCAGACGGCGGCTCCCACTGGTTGGACAAAATCTACCACACACAACGATAAGGCGCTTCGGGTTGTCTCTGGTTCCGCGAGTTCTGGCGGTAGTGTGGCGTTTACTACGGCTTTTGCCTCTCAGGCGGTGTCTGGCACGGTTGGGGATACAACCTTAACAACATCTCAAATTCCAGCACACACCCATACAGTTACAGACCCTGGGCACGTTCATGCGATTAGAACTGGGGGAGATAGCGGGTATGGGGGTGGGGCGAATAGCGGGGTTGATTTACTATCTCCTCTTTCTTATCGTGGAGAAAATTCAGCTTCTGCTACTACTGGAATTACTATCGCCAACGCTGGTGGCGGTAGTTCCCACACGCACACCTTCACCGGCACCGCTATCAATCTCGCCGTGTCTTACGTCGATGTCATCTTGGCGACTAAAGACTAATGCAGATTGAAGCCAAACATAACTGCCCGCTAGATGGCTTTAACCCCTGCCGAAAGTTGGATTGCGCCTGGTTTATTCAGGTGCGTGGGATCAATCCAAACACCGGTAAGGAAGTGGACGAGTGGGCTTGTTCAATGGCCTGGCTTCCCATTTTGATGATCGAAAACAGCCAGCAACAGCGCCAGACGGGCGCAGCGGTGGAAAGTTTTCGGAATGAGATGGTTCGGGCGAATGAACAGACTGGGCAAATGCTTCTGGCCGTCAGCGGGCAGAAATTGATAGAGGTCTGAACCATGGCGCTAGATCACAACGAAACCGCCAAACACGTTGTGGACGCCATTTCAGTGGCCACGATGATCGGGACATTGGCTCAGGTTCTGCCTGCTAGTGCGGCGGCTTTTACAATAATCTGGACCGCAATTCGGATTTACGAAACCAAGACGGTCCAATCCATTCTGAAATGGAAGCGGTGAAGCGCAATGCCGTATATTCCGCTTAAACTCCCGCCAGGGATTTACCGCCAGGGTACGCAATATCAAGCCGCTGGGCGGTGGTACGATTCCAATTTGGTGCGGTGGATTGAAGGCACGTTGCAGCCTGTTGGTGGGTGGCGGAAGCGCCAGTATGCGTCTGGCGGTTCTTATCTAAATATCCAGGTTACTGGCGTTATGCGTGGTTCCCATGCTTGGCGTGAGAACGATGGCGATACGGTTATTGCGGCTGGTGGTGCGGCGAAGCTGTACGCTTTGAAGGCGAATACGGCGCCACAAAATATCACGCCGATCCGGGAAACGGGTTCTCTGTCTAACGCCTTCAGCACGGTTTCTGGCTCGCCTACTGTTACTGTGGCGGATACCAGCCACGGGCTAACAACCGGCGACACCGCTAACTTCAGTTCTGGTACGGCTATTGGGTCGAGCGGGATTACGCTATCTGGCGATTACATTGTGACCGTTACTAACGCCAATGCCTATACGGTGACGGCTTCCAGCAACGCATCCACCACCGAAACCAATCAAGGCAGCGCGACTTACAAGTATGAAATCAGCGTGGGGCGCACGGATAGCGAAAACGCTGTGGGCTATGGTGTTTGGACCTATGGTTCAAGCACCTATGGCACACCGCGTCCTCAGTTGAGTGCGGCTGGTATTCTTGACGCATCTACCTGGGTCTTGGACAACTGGGGCGAATATTTGGTGGCGTGCCGGTCTGACGAAGGTAGTATTTACGAATGGGATTTAGGTGCTTCTACGCGGGCTGCGATTATCACGAATGCGCCAACTAACAATAACGCCATCATTGTAACCGGCGAGCGGTTTCTGTTTGCCTTGGGCGCTGATGGTAATGGCCGCAAGGTCCAATGGTCAGATCAGGAAGACAACACCACTTGGACGCCAGCAGCGACAAACCAAGCGGGCGATTATGAGTTGGCGACTTCTGGTAACTTGGTTTGCGGGGAGCGCACACGCTATGGCACCTTGTTGCTGACAACCACCGATGCCCATTTGGCGGTCTATCAGGGTCCGCCGTTCGTATATGGTTTTGAGCGGATTGGGTTTGGTTGCGGGGTTATCAGCCCCCAGGCTTCTGTTAGCTTGGATAATGGCGCCGTTTGGATGGGTGATGGCGCCTTCTATCTTTTTGACGGTACGGTGAAGAAACTAGACTCAACCGTCAGCGACTATATTTTCCGCAACATTAATTACAACCAAACCGCCAAGATAGCGGCTTGGGTAAATGTGGATTATCAAGAGGTTTGGTGGCATTACCCGTCTGAAGGCTCGTCTGAGTGCGACAGTTATGTGGTGTGGAATTACCACGAAAATACTTGGATGATCGGTAGTATTGCCCGCACCACTGGTATTTCCAATGGCGTATTTCAGAACCCGGCTCTGTTCGATCCGTCTGGTTATTTCTATGACCATGAAGTGGGCTATAACTATGACGGCGCCACTCTCTACGCTGAAGCCGGGCCGATTGAGTTGGGGAATGGCGATCAGATTATGGTGGCGAAACAGGTTGTCCCTGATGAGCGCAGCCAGGGTAGCGTGAGTGTGGAGTTCAAGACCCGGTTTGCCCCGGAAGGGACAGAAACCACATATGGGCCTTACACCATTTCGTCCCAGTACACCGATGTCCGGTTCTCCGCCCGCCAGGTTTCCTTCCGGGTGGAGGCAGTAGAGTTAGGCGATTGGCGGGTTGGTAACTTCCGGCTCAACGCACAGCCGGGGTCACGCCGTTGAGGTTGCCCCAGGCTCGCCCAATATATTCTCAGATTGACGATCAGACGGTGCGGTCTTTGATTGAGCGCGCCGATGCGGAAAACCACAAGCGGAACCGCGATGTCGAAGTGTCCCCTGGTCGGCTGATCCTTCAGTCCCCGGATGGAACCCGATGGAGCATCGAGGTTTCCAATTCCGGGGTGATTTCGGCTTCGTCCCTATGACGCCATTAGATGCTGAATTTGAGCGGTGTTCCGGCTGGCTCCAAGATGCCTTGGATTACGCCGGGAATACGCACGATCTGGCGGACGTTAAGGCTGGTGTAAAAGAAGGGCGGTTCACCTTCTGGCCCGCGCCGGAAGCCGCCATCGTCACCGAGATTATCGAATATCCGAAGTTTTCCGTGCTTCACGCTTGGCTGGTTGGCGGGCGGTTGGAGCAAATAGTCGATATGATCCCATCATTGGTTGTTTATGGGCGGTCTTTTGGGTGTACTAAACTGACCGGCACCGGGCGTCCTGGGTGGGTTCGTGCTTTGAAAGCACAAGGATTTACAGGTATAATGACCACAGTTTCCAAGGAGATCACGCCATGAGTAAGGGCGGCGGAAAGCAGACCACATCCCAGACCCA